CGTCTGTGGTAATCGAGAGGGGCGCCCGGAACTCTGCGGTTGTAAGCCGGTTCCCACTGGCGTCTCCTGCCGTTCCCGTTCCCGCAAACACTGAAATAGCTCCTGACGAGGGGTCCAGTCGAAAGACCCGGTTTTGATTGGCGACTGTGAAGAAGATGAACCCCGAGGGGTCTGCACAGACACCGCCCGTTCCAACGTACGCGCGTGGAGTCGCGGTTCCGGCATAGGTTGGATTCGCGAGAACCGAGTCCACAGAGAGGGTTCCGAGGGACCCGGTTGTTGAAATCCCGTTCGTCGCAACAAACGTGGTTCCATTCACGTATTGAAGCACCCCAGAATTGGAGGTCCCCGTTGAGTTCCCGAAATAGAGACTCGCATCGGTGACGACTCCGGCCGTCGAGAAGCCAATCGAGAAGGGCTTGTTTTTGTAGAAGGTGTCTCCGCTAATCGTCTGAGACGAGACAATCCTCACCGCCATTACCCTTTACGTAGATTTGGAAACGAGGGCTTTAACTACCTTCCGCTTGATGATGGTCTTCGGCTTTTCCGCGGGAGGCGCCTCGGGAACGGTCGCAGTCAACTCAGAGTAGCGCTTCTGCGCCTCCTCCGTCGAGAGGTTGCGGTAGACCATGTCCAACTTCAGTTTCAAGAGGCTGGAGGCTACGTCCATATTCTTCTCCGCGAACATTTCGGGTTGCCGAATACCATGTCGTCGGCGTAAACGGGATGCGTTTCTCCTCCTCCTGCTGAACCTGATGGCCAGTGTACTGGACGTAGAGAAAGTAGCAGAACGTGCCGAGAATCACAAGAAGGGCGACCGCGTTAAAGGTCCACGCGCTTGCTTGGACGAGTTGGTCTCGCCGCACCAAGAGCTGGGATTCAATCCGATGGAGGTCTTCACTCCGAATGAGTGAGTTCATTGCTGTAGGTCGGGCGAAGAAACTGAAGAACTTTCCACAGCCAGACATCAGTCGTGGTTCGGACGCACGGGCAGATGCGGAGTTTCGTGGGGTGGAGAAACAGCTGCCGGAGCAGGTCGTGGACTTCACGCCTGGGTTTTCCGACGAGACACACGTCCACGACCGTGCCGGAGTACCCGAGAAGGTCCATGCTTGCGAGTCTTCCGGGGCTTGCGTGTAGTCCGTTTGCGGCCTGCAACCAGACCCTTGAACACCGCGCTCTGCGTGAGACCGGCGGCCGGCAGACGCGGGACTTTGTAGTCCTTCGGAAACGGCGGTACCGGCACGGCCGCTGCGGCCCGGGACGTCCGGGGCGGTTGGGCGAGAGCCTCGTACGCCACTCGAGCCTCTTCCTTCCGGGTCCAGGCCTTGCGGTAGTCGTCTGCATACTCGGGGGCTTTGTCTGCAACCGTGTCGGGGGTAAGGTCCCGTTCCCTGAGGGTTTTCCGATACCGGTCCAGAATTTCAGCTTCCAGCCGAGCAAAGGCGACGCGGGCCTTGAGAAACTCACTCTGAATCGACGCAGTCTTTGCGGTGAGTCCTGACGGCGGAAGCTGAATGGACTCAACGGCCCGAAGCGCACGGGTTGTTTTCGGCACTCCATAGCTTGTAAATCCCGGAGGACTGGTCGCCATTGTTCTAGGGTGAGATTACGCGCTGGACGCAAGGCTCTGGGTATAGGGGTTGGCCTTGAAGGCATCCAGGATAGAGGGCTCATTGCGCTGGGTGTAGATGTCCTCCTGGAGCGGGACAACGTACTTGGTCGAGCCCATCTGCGCGGCACTGGGGGCCTGGCCACCGAAGGTCATGAGCGGGGCCTCAAACGAGCGCGTGTTCACGAGGAGCTGCTCATCGCGATGGGTCTGGACGGCACCCGTCTGCTGGCCCGCCGCCAGGTCGTTCATGCCGCCCACAGGACCCGCAACTCCCGGACGACCCTCCACAGTCAGCTTCATGAACTGCTCAAAGGGCTCCGTGAACGAGCGAATGTAGGTGAGGTAACCGCCCGCTGCAGCCTGCGCCGTGCCCTTGTAGTCGGTGGACGTGGTCTCGCGATTCTGGAGCTTCATCAGGTTGGTCGGGTAGATAGAGGCTGCGACCTGCTGGCCCAGCGTGGTGTTGACGTGGGGCAGAGAGCCATCCGCGGCCTGGAGCACCTGGAAGCGGTCCGGGCGGTTCTTCTTGACCGGCGCCTGGAGACCCATCTCGGTAATGAAGTGAGAGCCGGGCACGACCTCGCCTTCGTAGGTGAGCTTGGGCTTGTTCGCCACGCGAATCTCATCGGTGGTCCTGGGCAGCGCATACTCGCGGGCCGAATCCTGCTGGTAGCCGCCGGACGGAAGGTTCGTGTAGCCATCATTGACACCGGGGCCGACGTTGACGCGGTCGATGGGCGCGACGTTCTTCATGGACATCGACGTCACCATGCGCGACTGCTCAAACTCCGTCTCCACCTGGCGACCCCACGGCAGACCTCCACCCGCCTCGGGCTTGAACATCGCCTCGGATTCCTCCTTGTGGAAGAAGGTGTTCTTGCCCGAGCCCGTGAACGTATCGAGAATGCCGTCGGTCGCGCCACTGTACATGGACTGCGTCACGTTGGCGCCGAAGAAGGGAACCATGTTGTTGTGCCCGTCGGCCGACTGGACGACTGTCACGCGCTCCGTGACGGGGGCAATGGGTCGTGGGCTGATGAAGGTCTCCTTGGGGTTCAGTGTTGGCGGGTCTTCCTCGACCGCCTTGCGAGCGTCCTGGGGGGCAAGCGCATAGCCCAGCGCCGCAAGTCCAAGAAGAAGGGCAACTTCCATTTGTTCCTAGCGGCCCACAAGAATTCCTAGCGACGCTCCGTGTTCTCCTTGCGGGTCGGCTCGTTCATGCGAAACGGCTCAACCGCATGGGCCTGCGGTTTGTAGACGAGCCACTGAAAGGGATACGTCGTCTCCGTCTCCTTTGCCGGAGGGAGCTTGACCGTTGTTTGAAACTTCGCTTTGGTAAACGTCGGCGTCGGAACAAGGTCCATCTTAAAGTGTAGACAGAAAACAATGTATGAGCTTCTGCTCGCGGTTGCCGTGGTCCTGTTTGCACTCGTGAAGGGACGTGAGCACTTCGGACTTGTTGTGGGAACGAGCGCGGACCTTGAGGGAACCCCGGGGATGAAGGGCTATATCCCGACGTACACGACAGACACAAAGACGGAGAAGGGGTCGGAGCTTGTCAGCACCTATCCCAATACCTGCCCGCCTGACAAGTCCGACCTGGACGCAGCCCTCTGCTATCCCAAGTGCAAGCCGGGCTTCCATGGCGTCGGCCCGGTGTGCTGGGCGGACACCCGGAACGTCGGAGTCGGGATTCCGATTGGGCTCAATCCCTGCCCAGAAGGATGGAGCAACGATGGCCTCATCTGCCGTGAGCCGATTAGGAATGACTGCAGTTGGCGCGCGCTCGGAGTCTGCTGGGGGCGTCTGCGTGGCGGGAAGCTTCTCGGGCGCCTGAACAAGTTTTGCCCTGCGCCCTTCCGCAAAGCCGGAAACGGGTACGATACCGGCGATGGGGATTGTGTGTGGCCGACGGATGTGTCCGTCTTCCCGAAATTTATGCGGCAGTACGCGATTCGGATGCGCGGGCGTGAGTATCCCAAGACGATGGGCATCTGCTCGGGTCCGGGGTCGCTGAGTCCGGACCACATCGAGTATGTGGCGGGGCTGTGCTACAAGCCCTGCACAGACCCAGAGCTTCCCGCGCGCGTTCCGGGCATGCCTTATCTGTGCTACAAGGGAGAAGGACTCTCCTATGGGCGCGGGGTGGGAAGTGTTCCGTCTGTGATTCGGATTGGGCGGGTCTGGAACCCGTTTTAGCGAGCCCATCTCTTCACCCCTTCGCCCATGGACTCCATGCATTCTTCCCCGCTACAGACGCCCGGGCGTACCGCCCTAAGGGGGTCATGGATGATTGAATGACAGGCCCTCCCGACTGGTCCCACCACGGAACTGTCGTCTCGACCGTTACATATTCCCCCCACCAGGGGCCGAGGAGTCCAACCACCCCTGACTTTTTGAACTCATTGTACACCGCCGGACCCTTTCCATAATACGTCTGCGGGAGGTCGTTTGCATCCCGGGTATCAAGAACCGTTTGCTTTGTGGAGAGACCCGCCGGACCCGCATCGCCCTTGGCGCCCGCAGGACCTGCCGGGCCCGGAGGACCTCCAGGACCCACATCACCCTTCACACCCGGGTCTCCCTTCTCTCCCCGCTCACCCTTGGCCGCTGCTGCTCCTGCCGGACCTGCAGGACCCATGGGACCCCCAGGACCCACATCGCCCTTGGGACCCTGCGGACCCGGAACACTGCTTGCAGCGCCGGCCGGACCCACAGGACCTATCGACCCCATAGGACCCGTCGGACCTGGAGTTGTGCTGGCCGGACCCGCCGGACCTGCCGGACCCACATCACCCTTGGGACCCTGGGCTCCCGCAAGGCCATAGGGACCCGCTGCATAGGCGGCCGTCGTTGCGCTGGTGGTTTCCGTGAACTCATCCACGTGCTCCGTGAACTTCTCCGTGAGCCCTCCAAGGTTCTGCGCGAACTGCTTGCCGTAGGTTCCCGACGCATAGCCAGACCACTCCCGGCGTGAGAACGGTGTCACCGTCATAGACTTGAGCATCTCCTTGAACTTCGCAACCATCGCGTCGAAGGCCGTCTTGTCCACACCCGGGAGCGGTGCGGGCGGCTTGAACTCACCCTTGGGCTTGAAGCCAAAGCAGTTGACACCAAACTTGAGCATCGGGTCAAAATAGCCGCCGTTGACACCCGGACGACCACAGCCCGTGCGCTTCGCGGGGTCCTGCTCGCGCTGGAGGGCTTCCCAGGTTGTCTTCTGGGTCGGGTAGAGCGCCATCCCACCCGCGGACCAGCCGTAGTTGCACCACTCTGCGCCGGAGTTGTAGGCCTCAATGACCTGCTCCAGGGATGCGAGCGTGGAGTCGTACGCTGCACAGACGGCTTCCGCTTCATCATACGTAAACGACTTGTCTGCAACGTGGAAGACCTCGCTGCCGACAAGGGGTCCACCGCCGGTTGTCACCGGGGCCGGAGTCTCGGTCGTCTCCTTCTTGGGGGGCACCAGGTCGATGTACTTGTAATAGACGAGCACGCCGATGACGACGCCAACGAGAATCCAGAGGACGAGGACGGCTGTGAACGACCCCGTGGAGATGAGGACAAAAATTGTAATGGTTCCCATGAACAGTCCAACCAGTGTCCAGTAGACGGTCGGCGACATCTCTTCGTCCGCCATTTATTCCTTATTCTTGGATACGATAATACATCAGCAGGCGCATGCTGTCTGCGAGGGGGAAGAACGTGGGGTCGTAGCTGCGCACCGTTGCATCGTTGTACTCGGCCCACGGTTGTCCCGGAGGCAGATTCCGCCCATACGTATACCAGTGTCCCCCGTTGAAGCACACGACCGCGAAGAGCACGTAGGTCTGATTGTTCAGGACAAGCTGGGCGGAATACGAGGATGTCATGCGCGGGCTTGTGACGTGGAAGACGAAGATGTTCGGGAAGGCCCCGAGAAGGAGCTGGCGCGTACAGCCCTTGCGCTTGCAGGAATCACACGTCCAGTCGGAGACAACCTGGGGTTGAACGGCTTCGGCAATGCAGTCCGAAATCGACTGCTTCGGCTTCGTCGGCGCCACTGTGAACTCTGTCACGCTGTCATGATTCGTCAGCGTGTGTCCGCACGACGTACAGCGCGTCGTATGCGCCACCTTGAACCGGACCAACTTGTCCAGGAAGGGCACCTTGTCCCAGAGGAACTTGAGCAGCTCGTGCGAATCGCCGATGTCCTCGCCCGCCGGCATGTGGGGAGAGACCTTGACACACTCATAGAAGGCCTTGAGTCCCTCTTCACCATGGGAGCCCCAGAGCTCAGCGAGGCAGCTCTCCACGGGGTTGTCTGAATCTTCCTCGCCATCACTGAACCTAGTTTGAAGGTCAGGGATGCGGAAGACGCCCTGAAGGGCTGCATTAATCCAGCAGGACCCGCGTTGATTGCGAAGTCCGAACATTTGAGACGTATGGTCATTTCTGTGAACCCGCATCGGTCCGTTTTACGTGAAGAACTTGGAAAAGTCTGCGAGGAAGGGCGCGGGCTCGGGGACATCCTTGCCAGAGCTGTAGCTGCTCGTGGAGAAGTACTTGTTCAGGCGATACGGGTCTGGGTAGAGGTCCATGTCTCCCGGCACACGCGAATAGGGGAGGAACCTAGAGGTCGGGTCTGTTCCGAGGGAGCTGCTGGACGGAATCGCGCTCTTGAAGTCCTGCATACCGCCATAGAGGACGGGGTAATTGCGCGGAATCCCCAGACCACCCGTTGTATTGTCCGTCGACCCCCGCCCGCCGCTGTCTGGGCCCTGGACGTTCTTGCCTGCCGCGCCAGCCCATCCGCCTGACTCTCCCGTCGCCCCGGCGGCATCTCCCGCAGCCGGACCCGCGGTGACAGAACTCGGGGTGGTCGCACCGGAGACACCCATCGGGGGCGCAAAGTAGGTCTGGAGCACTTCGACAATGTGGACCTTGAAGTTATTCTTCACGGCCTCCGGGAGGCTCGTCGTGTCGACGCCATCGGCGAAGCCCATGATGGCTGTATAGGTCGGAAGGGTCTTGTCGGGAAGATACACGGTATCATAGAAGGACTGGACCTTCGTAACAACGGCGTCAATCGCTGCACTGTTGCCCAGCGGGACTCCAAAGGTGGTTGCAATCTCCTGGCGCAGGCTCTGCGACGAGGTGGTCGGCCGCTCAATCTCCAGGGACGCCGAAGAGGCTGTGTCGGCAGGGGGCGTTGGAGGGGTGGACGTGTCCGTGGACGAGGTATAGGTGCTTGCTGTGGTGAAGACACTCTCCCCCTGCTGGATGTAGTAGGCCTGGATGAGGTCGCGATATTCATTGCGCTTGGCCCCAAGTCCAGAGACACCGTTGAGGTACGACGTCACCTCTGCGAGCGTAATCCGGTAGGTTGCACCATCCCAGACACTCCAGAAACCGCCCACAACACGCCGAATGTCGCCATCCGGGAGTGTCGAGGGCGGAGTGACCATGGCCTTGATGCGCGTGAGTTCAGCGGCGTCCCACGAGCTTGGATTCTTAATGGTTGCCGTCGCCGCGAATCCTTCGCGGACAGACAGGAGGAGCAGGACAAGGAGGGCAAGCCCTGCCCAGAGATGCCACGACTTCATTACTCTTACAAAACATTTGCCGCTGCGAATGGCGTTCCAGACTCAGCGTTGCGACGAGGGTTCGTTTGCTCCGTCTCCTCGTGAATCCCCTCCGCCGTGCGGTCGCTCTCCCGGGTGTCTGCAGGTGTATAGATGGGCTCCACGCGCGTATAGACACCATCTCGAGCATTCCCGGGCTGGAGATTGGAGCCCGTAAAGCCGGCCAGGGCTCCTGTTGTCACAGCTTCCTTCTCCTCACGGGCTTCGGCCGTTGTTGTCAGCTCCACTCGAAAGGACGAGGTGATGAGTTTGCGAAGGATGACAGGGTCTACGCCCGCAATTGCAGCGCCCGTTCCGGCGAGGAACTGTTCGACATCTGCGTCCGTTGGCTTCGTGGCAGATGGCTGATAGACCGTCGTGTAGAACGCCTGGAGAGCGCGAAAGTACGCCATGTCGTCGGAGTTCAGTTTGGAGAAGGCATCAATCTTGCTCTGCCAGTCCCCCGGAATCTTCCCTCCGGCCGTCAGGACGGGAGGATTCACGGGACTCTCGGCGTCCACGTACGTCTCGCGCAGGTGAAGCGCAAAGACCAAAACTGCGAGGGCAAGAAGAACCCACAGCATTCTTGTTATTGGACAGAACAATTTCCAATCGGAGGCCAAAGCGCTGGTGTCTCCTCCTTCGCGTCCGGTGTGCCATCGTCCGGCTTGGGAAGGAGGTTCTGGAAGGAGGCCCAGAGGTCCTTCGGGGTTTCGTTGAGATACACGGTCGTCGGTCCACCGCCCTCTGTCGCCTTCACGGTCTCCCGGAGCTCTTGGCGTGTGGCTTCGGCCGAATCGAGCGAGTAGACGCCCTGTTCCACAGCCTTCATGCTGGAGTCGACACCCTCCCACGACGGAGACATCGCGTCGTACTTCTTCTGAATCTCCATGTCACGAGGTTTGAACTCGAGGAACCCCGTGTATGTCGTCGAGGTCGCGTTGTAACTGGAGCCCGGACGAACATCCTTCTGCGTGGCAACGAGATAGTCCCCGTAGCTCTTGAAGATGGGACCTCCCGAGTCCCTTGGAAGCGTCTGAAACCCTGACGCTGTCGTCGACGTGGCCTGATACATCGGACTCTGCACGGGCGTCGCCATTTCTACCTCTGTATATAAATGCCGAAGTTCGTTGGCGCTGGAAGCAAGGACGCTGCGAAGAAGGCGCTTCAGAAGCGTCCGTGCCTTGTTCTCTTTTTTATGATTGGGTGCCCGCACTGCGAGGCCAACAAACCCGCCTGGGAGGAGGCAAAGGCGAAGGCGCCGCCCGGAACGGACGTTGTGGAGGTCGATGCGGATGCCACTCCGGACGACGAGGGCGTTGAGGGCTTTCCGACGATGAAGTACAAGAGCAAGAGCGGCAAGGAGACCAAGACGTCAGGACAGAAGGCGTCCGGCGACGAGATTCTCAAGGAGCTGGAGGTCAAGGGGGGCTCACGACGCCGGCGCCGCCGGACTCACCGCGTTGGGAAGCGGAAACTCCTCCGCCGTACCCTTCGCAACTACGTAGCTCTCTGAGAGCAGCTTGTCCGTGCGTGCACCCTTGCCGAGGAACTTCAGGAGCCCTGCGTGGTCATCCTCCGGAACCGTGTGGAAGTTGCGCTGGGCCTGGACGAGGTCATAGACATCTGTGGTGTCCAGATACATGTCGGACGTCTTCGCGAAGGCCGCGTTAATCTTCTCGCGCACCTCCTTGGTGGTGATATCTGCGGGCGCCGGGGGGCGATTGGGATTGTCCAGAATGTCCGTGAGCGGGGCATTCATGAACGGGTTGTCGGGGGTCGGAAGGGTGGCGTCCTCTCCGCCGACATACCCACTCACGAACGACTCGACCATCTTCTTGGCCTCGGGGAACCATCCCCGCAGGAAGACGGTCAACAGCATCACCGCCGGCACGATGAGCAGGTACCAGGGGTCCAGCGAGGTGATGAAGAGGAGGACGGAGAGATAGGCGGAGAAGCGGACGACAGCGTTGAGGGCGTCGGGGACCGTCATCCGAGGCGTCGGAACAAAACTGGACCAGGTGTCCTTCCGAAACAGGATACTCGGGTCGTCATACCAAAACGGCTGCGACATGTCTTATCCTTCAGCCGCGAGCTTTTTCCTTCTGCTTTTTCTGAAGCCGTGCGAGCATCCGGGCCCGACGGGCGTCCGGCGAGTTGGATAGAATCTGCGCAGAGTTGTTCCCGGTGGTACCGCCGCCCCCATCGCCGACAATCATTTCATTGAGGTACTTGCCGAAGGTGGAGGTGAACTTGGCGCGGAGCATCTCAATCTCGCGGACGAGTTCCTGCTGGTTAATCTTTCCGGTCTTCAGCTTGTCCTCGAGGATACCCTTCGCGCGCTCGGCGATGTCATTGAGTGTGTCATTCCCCTGGGGGTTGCGAAGCAGCTCTAGAATCTGGGCGGGGTCCTCCAGGTCAATGCCGAAGTCGGACATCTCAAAGGACGAGGCAATCTCGCCGATGACACTGGCGAGGCGCGTGCTCATCACGAGTTCGAGGATTTCCTCCAGCGAGCCCTTGGTCTCCTCATCCTCGAGAATCTTGCTGATTTCATCGGCCTGTGCAGAGCCGCCGGGGACGAAGCTCTTGACCATCTCCATCAGCTTGCCGAACTTCTCCTTGGGGTCGCCGTGGAGGACGGAATAGAGGACCGCCATCTGCAGGAGCTTCCACTCATCGTCCGTGCCAGTCCAGGGAACCTTCACGCCAGGAAAGAGGTCTACCTCGGCGAGAAGGGCATTGTCCTTCTTCAGAATGCGAAGGGCGTGGGGGAGAAAGGTCTCCTCCAGGTAGGCAAACAGCTCGTCGGACGCCTTGGGAACCCCGGAAACCTCCTTGCCCTTCCAATACGTCACGAGTTTGCGAAGATGCTCCATTTAGTGTGTACGAGAGGTTCGTTTCCGAAAATGCTTCCGAGCCTAGAGAAGCATCAGCCCGTAGACGGCGAGGCCGAACACGAGGGAGTGGACAACAAGGCCAGTGCTCGTCGGGCACCCTGAGGGGTCCGCGAGACGCCCCGTGAGCCCGCCCAGCAGGCTGTTGGTCAGGCGGTAGGTCATCGGGTTGGTAATCAGGAAGAAGAGGAGAATCGCCTGGAGCGTTGCCGACTGCTTCTGGGTGAGGCGCATCCTTTGCTCTACGCCGAGAAACTCTGGCGGGTCTTCACGATGGCGTCAATCCAGCCCGGAATGCCATTGAGGACCTGCGCAATCTGCAGCGTCTCTCCTGTGACCGGCGTCGTATCCAGCGTCGCGCCCTCGCAGATGAGGAGAACCGCCGCAGACAGCAGAGGCTGACGGGACTTCGCCTCTGAGGGAGACCAGCGCAGACAGTACATCTTCGACAGGACGTCCAGCACCGGGCGTGCAGCCGGTTGGGCTTGCTTCCGAACGGCCTCCCAGAGCAGCCACACGACATGCTGTCCATGCGCGTGGGACACAAACTCATCCGACCGGTCGGCAAACGTCAAGGTTGCTTTGGTCTGCTTCTTGTGCTCACGGCAATAGGCGTAGACCCAGGACATCCAGTAGAGGGACCGCGCGGCATCCCGGATGTCGGGGCGAAGGCAATAGCACAGTTCGTTCATCGGGACGGCCATCGACAGGGGGTCATCGCGACGAAGAACGAGTTTGCCGTAGAGCGTCGAGGGCGCCCGAATGGACTCTTGGAGGGTCACAGCATCGAAGTCGTGGGCGGGTTTGATAGACGGAAGGCTCGGAAGCTTGTTCTTGCGACAGAGCGCAACCACGGCGGCCGCTTCACAGACCATCCGACGAACGTCGGGGGAATTGCGAAGGCTCGTGCTTTGCAGGGTGGGGACGTTCGCCTCCAGAGGTGCATAGGTTTCATACGCCCGCGCAAGGTAGAGGAAGACGTTGGGATTCGCGCGGTTCACATGCAGGGCTGCGGCCTCAAAGAGCGCCATCCAGAGGGTATGGACGAGCCCGGAGCACAAGAGCTCGAGAGACCAATAGCACGAATAGTCAGCGTGTCCGAGCTGAATGTTCTGCAGGAGAAAGCGAGACACAGCCGCCCGTGGATGTCCACAGAACGTGGTCTTTTGAAAGTCGACGACGGTTCGGTCATCGACGACATCCATTGCTTCAGGGATAGACCTCGTTCGCACGCTGGGGACGCACAAAGGTCATCCAAAAGACAATCATCAGAAGCAGGAACAGTCCTGCGAACGCCGGGTCTGTCCGAACCGCGACACTGAAGGTCAACAGAACGCTATACGTCAGGGCTAACGAGACCACAAGGACCATCAGGACTGTTTCCACGGGGACAAAGATGCAGAGCATGAGAAGCATCAGCAATCCGGCGGCGAGGAAGATGGTTTGGGGAAGAACCAACGGGTCCGACATGAAGAGAAGCCCCGACACAGCCAGGCACGCGAATGTGAGCTCGTAGGTCAGCTGTTGTCTCCGGACATGGACGAGGACAAGCATCGTAAATCCAATGAAGGCCAGGACCTTGAGAATCGGGTGAACGGCCGACAGGGTGAGAAGCACTGCAGCCCAGACAAGAAGGGTGGTTGCGCACGTGTAGTTGCGTTCGGTGTCCAGCCACGGGTGTCCCATGCGCTCATGGCACACCCGACAGAGACGGTCGGGGTAATAGGAAAAATAGGTTCGAAGACAGCGGTCGTGGACATAGGCGGAGGACCCGCGGCACCGGCACGGGATGAGCATCGTGTGAGGATGCTCATCTCCAAAGCAAATCCGGCACTCCATTACGGTCCTACCGCGCGAGATGTATAAGCGGTACTGATAGACGAGGTCCTGGCCCCGGGTTTCGCGGCCGGGCGCATGATGCGACGGTAGAGGAGGTAGATGACGACAAGCGAGAGCACGATGAGAAGAAGGTTGATGAACCCATCGCTTGTCTGGGCCTGGACGGCGACCGCTCGGCGTTTCTGAAGCTCAATCTGATTGCGAAGCTCGTCGACCTGTTTCATCAACGTGGTCGTGGTCGTCCGGAAGTCATCCTTCAGCGAGATGAGCTTGGACTTGACCGCCCCGACGGCGGACTTCGTCTCCGCTTGTTGGGTCTGGCGCTCAGCGATAAAGTTGATGGACTGGAGATAGGGCGAGAGTTCGGGCAGCACCTCTGCGGCCAGGAGACGTTGACGCTCTGTCATCGCCCACGTGTCTCCTTGCGTGAGGGTATAATAGCGGTTGCGTGCATTCTGATACGCCTGGGGATTCGCCCCGCGGGCATTCTCTGCCGTCTGGAGTTCCCGGAAGGCATCGGCGACCTGCTGACTTGTCGCAATCTCGGCCAGCAGGAGGGCTTTCTTGCTGTCAAAGTCGGACTGGGCGTCGCGATAGGAGGAATGCAACGCTGGGCGATTGGTCTGAAGCCACCGAATCGTTGGCGCAAAGTCCGTTGGCGAATTCAGGGGGACAATCGGAGACTGCTTCAAGGCGAAGAACTTCGTTGCATCCTGACGATAGACACACCGTGCTTCCCCGTTAACAATCCGATTGTCAAGACCGCCGGAGGAGGGGCATGCCGGAACACACTGTCCCGCAGTTCCACTGACAAATCCAACTGGACACGCGGTGGCCATTACTCACTTCCACAGAAAGATTCCAACTGCAACTCCCACGCTCAACAGAAGGACAACGAGGCTAGGAGCAACCTCGAGGGGGGCAAAGGCATAGACGAGAAGGCAGAGGATGACAATGGCGAGTTCCACCTGAATCAGGAGGAAGTTCGGGGCTGTGCTCGTGAGAATGCTTTTCCGTTCGATGGCAAGGTCGGACGCAGGAGCCGTGGGAGGCCGAAGGGGTTTGAGCGTATCGACGAGGCCCTTGACATTGTCAAAGGATTCGTAGAGAGGACCGGACTCTGCTCCGGGAAGGTCGTCGGTCGGCGTCGACGGGCGCTCGGGCGGGGGAGACCCAAGGGGCATGCGAATGGAATTGTCGCGCTGTGAGACACACTCCTCCTCCACCTGCTTAAAACCGTCCGGGCACTGCATTACTTACGGTTGGGAATAAACCCATTGACTCCGCCCCACAGCGGCGCAATGAGACGGATTTCGGCATTGAGGGCCGGAGACTTCCATCCGAGCGTCGGGGCTCCGACCACCTGACCCGGAACGATGTACGGGGCGGCCTGGGCCATCATCCGGACATAGCGTGTGTGCTCTCCTGCAGAGGTCGTCAGCCGAACGTGGCGAGGCTCGCTGATTTCGAAGTACGATTCTACCGGCATTTATTCCTTCACGAGAAGTAATGTATCCCCTCCTTCTAGCTGCGGGGATTGTTGGAATCGCTCTCGTTAGCCAGCGCGAGCATCTGGCGTTCACGGAGACCATCAAGGATGTTCGAGGCACGGTAGACGCTGCGGAACTCGACCGAGTCTACCGGATGGCCCCAGCGAGTCTTCAGCGGAAAGCCGTCGCCCTGAACGCCCAGCTGCAGAATTCCGAAGACAGGTCCAAGCGGTATATTCTGACAATCATTGGTCATTTCCAAAGTACTGTGTACGTTCCTGCAACAGCCCCCATCACCGAGGAGGTTGTGAACAACTACATCGCCCAGACACAACAACTCCTTCTCCGAGAGCGCGAGGGCTCCGAGACGACCTTCTACCGAGACGCCTTCTCCAATGGAGACGCCAAGGCACTTCTTCTGTCCTACCTTGGACTCGCGCGGGGCATCGGAACGATTCCTCCGCTCAGCAGTGTCCCGACCTCGTCCACGAGTGCCTCCGTTCCCCAGCTGCTTGAGCAGATGCGTGACAACCTCCTCGAGTACAAAATGACCGGGCAGCCTGAATACAAGTCTGTCTACGAGGGGACGAAGGCGTGGCTGGATCAGTACATCTCAAACCTCAGCGAATCGCTCACGCGGGAGGCGGATGCCATCACGACCGATGTCAATGCCTACCGGTCCTCGAATTCGGAGATGGCCAAGACGCAAGCCGACTTCCAGACCATCAAGACGCAGGGACCGCGCCTGGAGGATACGTATACCACCGTCAAAACACAGATGGACCAGGTCGCGGTTCCGTCGTCCTCGGGGTCTTACGTCAAGGCCGGGATTGCAGCAGGGCTACTCGCCGGTGCAGTTGGGCTCTCCTTCTTCTGACCCCGGAACAGAATGACAAGGGTGAGCAGAATGGCCGCTGCGAGGAACGCCATGAGATAGAGGAAAAGAGGTCCCTTCCAGGAGTCGTCCTGGGCTCCACGAATGCGACGAAGGGTTTCCAGGGCATCCGTGTTGGTCTTCAGTCCATTGTAGTCCGACTGAATCTGAGCGAGTTGCTCGATGAGCTGGTCGCGATAGGTGTCGCTGTTCGGACTCTGTCGAGCATACTGCGTCGCCTGGACCATCTGGTCCAACACGCTCGCAATCTGCTGATTCACCGACTGAATCTGGGGGAGAAGCGTCGGAATCTGCGCCGGGGTTGCGATAGCTTGATTCGTCAGGGTCGTATACTGGGCCTTGAGCGTCGTATACTGCGCGGTCAGGGCGTCCAGACCAGTGGCAGGGGGTGTTGCTCCACCGGTCGCCGTCGTTGCCGGGATGCAGGTGTGACCCGTCCACGTGTCTGCCGACGTTCCAAAATAGTCCCCCGTCCGACACGGGAAGGATTGGGTGGTGTCGGGAGGGTACATCGTCGTCGTCGAGGGGACACAAATCGCTTTGGTCTCCCGTCCTTCTGTCACAATCAGATAGGGAGTCCCGGTGGCACATGTCGGGGCAACGGGAGCCGTATCTTGTGCGTTCGTCCTGCACACCTTGATTCCGTCACCGCGGTAGAACGTGACGGTCCTCCCCGGCGGGCAGGTTGCGTCAGTGTAGAGTCCGAAGCGCTCTCGAAGCATTACTCTCAGGCAACATTTACGTCTTCCACGCAATAGCGATAGTACAGCGACGGGCCGGCCACATCACTGTGGCGCTGGATTTCGAGGATATCGCCCGGAACCGCTCCGAGGACACGGGCCTGGTAATCCTGTGAGTCAATGGATGGAAGCTGGTCTGCAGGACTCGTGAGCTTGTACCGCTTGATGAGCGCGGTTGCCTCATCCTGGTTCAGGATGCGATGGGGCATGGAGTAGCGGTGCGTTGTCCAGTCATTCTGGAGATGCCAAATCCAGAAGAACTGAATGTGCTCCTTTGCGTACGACTTGACGAGGCGCAGAACTGCAGCGGAGGGCTTGGAAATCGTCACAATGACGAGCCCGTTCGTATAGGAGTTGTCCTTTGCGAACGCAACAAACCGCTCGATATCCTTCTCCTGGAAGCCCTTGTCCTTCTGACTGAAGAGCACGAGGATAGACCCGATGGTATAGGCATTGACGCGGTCAAGCTCGGTGCGGACCACAGCCGTGGTTGTCTCCAGCTTGCGGCGTTCGAAGAACGTGCGAAGGGTTGCGAGTGCTTTCTCCTCCATTGTACGGGTCTCCTTGTTAGAGAGAAAGCGGTTCGTTTTTTCGTGGCATACCACAATGAAGCCGACGACCCTTCTCGTGGTCGCACTCTTTGTGCTGATGTTCGTTCTCTACCTCGGACGGGAGGGATTCCAGCCCGAATTTCTCGACAAGCGTCAGGTGGGACGGACCGTTGCACGGGAGCTCTCCTCGTACGAACAGATGACAAACCACATGAATCCGGCACCCGCTGCACTGGGGTCTCCCTCGGGGATGCAGACGCCTTTCCAGGTCAACCAATATAAATCCTACATTCCAGTATAATGCCGGGGTTTAGCAATGTCATCACGGGGGAGACACTCGCAGAGTCGAACAAACGTCCGGTGAAGCCGCCGCCGCATGGGTCCGCTCGCCGGAGGAGTCGTCGTCGCGCTCAGAAGGCTGGTCGTCAGGGTCCAGCTGAGCCTGCCGCGGCGCCCAACGAGCTGCGAATCCCTCTCCCGCTCAATCTCATTGCACCTCCGGGCTTCCAAGCGAGTCCTGAACGGGGAGCGCTCATTGCAAACGTGCCGGGCACCCCAGCTCCTCCGGGATTTTCGACCACGGGAGGCAGGCTGTACTATCCTGCTGTGCCCGGCTACCGGTTTTTCGGAGTGACCATGGACCGCCCCGGGGCTCTTCTCTATCAGCAGAGTGTCGGAGGCCGTCGTCGCTCGACGAAGAAGCGGTCTACGCGCCGCCGCCGGTAAGGAATAATGGAGTTTCGGGACTTTCCGGGCGAGCCGTACAAAAAGAAGAAGATTCCCAAAGCCTTGGCCGAGCAAGTGTGGATTTCCCGCATGGGACATCGCTTTGACGCCAAGTGTTACGTCTCCTGGTGCAAGAACAAGATTTCGGTGTTTGACTATGAATGTGGACACAACATCCCTGAGAGTAAGGGTGGCAAGACGACTCTTGACAACCTGATTCCCATTTGCGCGCGGTGTAACCGCAGCATGAGTGATACGTATACAATTGATGAATGGGTCGCGAAGTACCGGCCTCCGACCCGGTCCTGGATGTCGTGGTTTACTCGGCGATGAACATCTCATCCCACCCCGTAATCGGCGTAATCCGTTTGTACCCGACCGCATAGAGCGTGTCAAAGAGCTCCGTCCGAAGCTTCGACGCAGGAAGTCCCTCGGCCTCCCGCGCAGGACGCCAGGACTCAAACAGAATCCGAGGATACCCATTCCGCTTCAGCGTTTCCCGCGCGCCCAGGAGAACCTTCGCCTCAAAGCCCTCGACATCCATCTTGATGAGCCCAATGTTCGTCAGTCCAAAGGAGTCGAGAGTGGTCAGGGGAACCTGCACGGATGGACACACGCGGTCCTTGAAATCGATGCAGCTATTTCCCCCTCCATCCGGAGAGCGAGTGTAATACGTCGTTGTCCCGATGGTGTCTCCGAGTGCAGTCCGATGCGGTGTAATCTGGGACTCCAGACCCCGAAGGGCAATGTTGGCACAGAGGTAGTTGAACGTCTTCGGCGAGCATTCAAAGCTGTGGACACCGGCACAGACCTTCGCAAACCCAAGGGAGTAGGTTCCAACGTGAGCCCCGATATCCAAAAAGGTCTTCGTGGGGTCGATGAGACTTGCCGCCCAGTCAATGATAGATTGCTCATAGACCCCACGGTCAGCAAAGTCGCGGGCTATGGTTGCGTCCGGGAACACCATGCAGTCGGACCGAAGGCGCATGTAGACAGGGTCTTCGCTATGGAGGGACTTTTCTTTGAGGTAGTACATGCGTGGTTGACGGAACCCGCCTGTAAGTCTCAGAGGTCGAGCGCTGGAAGTGTCTTCTCCGCAGGTTTCGTCCCGTTCGTCCGATGCTCCACCACACTGTCCCAGAAGGACTGGAGCTGGGGCAGATGGTCGGACAGCCAATTCGGGTCCTTCGGAACGAAGTCCTTCTTTGTAGACTGCAGGACCCAGTAGAGAACCTGCATGTCTTCGGTATGCGTCTCGACGTCATAGACGACGCGTCCATCATCGTAGACTCCAAAGGCTCCCTTGCGAAGGCTTGACTTGGCCCACTCATTGTAGTTCAGGAGCTTGAAGCGAAACTCCACATACTCGCACTCGTCAATGCCCGTGCACTCCATTTGCATCTGCATCTGGTGCACGTAGGCAATCGGAATCTCCGGCTTCTCCACGCGGCTCATCGGACACTTGAACTCCACGAGACGTCCATACCTCCGCGGGTCGTCATCGAGCGGAACGATAAGCCCATCCGGCGAGGCTCCCAAGAACGGCACGCGTGGATGCTGGGCACACGAGACCTCCAGAATCGTACACCGCGTGGTCTCCTCGTAGAGCTTCTTGGCGATGGGCTCAAAGCGAGTGCCCCAGACCAGGGCCGGAATGGGGTTGTACTTCCAGGCGTCTGCCGTCGTGGGAGGCTCCAGCTTCTTCAGAAGCACCTCGCGACGTGCCTCCTCCGAGCCAAAGACCTTGTAGACCTCCGAGGCCGTAATCATTTCGCCTCGTTTCGCATGCCACTGGTCGGAACGCTGATCGTTTTGCCCGTAAAGACGGAGTACACGTTCAAAGGCTCGGTCGCGGAGCCAGAGCCGTCCGGTTTCTCCGAACATGAGTCGCTCAACGAGGGGGGCAACATGATGTTTGAGTGCTGTGTAGGAGAGTCCCGGTTGTAGAGCACGGCAAGCCAGTAGGAACTGGCGGACACGAGTCCCGAGATGAGTATAGGGGCGATTGTCAAGGAGCCACTGAGAGAGCGCATCCTCCATTACTCCTTTGTCTCTTCCGTTTGCGAAGGTTCGTTTTCCGGTGCGTGGAGGAGCGCCTGGAACTCCTCCTCGGAAATCCGCGGGATGACCAGCTCTTCGCGGTCGGGGACCTCGGTGCCATCCAGGAGTTTGGTCTCCGTCGTCATGTCCGCCCACATCTGTTGAACGAGGCTCTCGAGCTCGGCGGTGTGGGCCTCAAGTTTCGTGAGGTCGGCTCCAACCTCAGGCACCCGGGCCAGGGGGTCCACGGCAATCTCTACCGTCCAGAAGTCGTCGGGAAGCTTCGTCTCGCTCATATCGTAAGGAACCCATTTTCTATGAAAGCGCCGAACACACCCATGGAGACAATTGCATCGAAGGAAGACATGGTGCTTCGGCGCCTCTCGGCATTCTATAGCGAGGCAACCATTCTCGCACGCATCAAGCCGATTCTTCTTGGAGAGTCCAAGATTAGCCTTCGCCTTCTGGATTGGCTCGTGACAAACTACGCGAAGAAGCACAACATTGCGTATCTCACGAAGGCTGGGCGCGATGTCAACGTCTACCTCCGCTACAAGGCGAACTTGCGTGCGTACAGCAAAAAGATGTTTGACCCGTTCTGCCGCTGGAAGAAGATTACCTTCCTGGGCCTCAACACCACCGTCGGACAGCTGAACTTTTTCCACTGGGTGCTGGAAGATGAGGTTCTGGAGTACCTGGAGGAACACTATGATGCGGTGCAGGCCGACATGGATTCCTGCTCGACGACCATTCAGCCCAAGGAGGGCGACCGGCGAAAGCGTCATGAGCTCTCTCGGTCTGCCACCAAATCCATCACACTGTCAGCGTTTACCCTTTCGGTAAAGTTTGACTAGCAAGCATAATGGAATCCCTTCTGGTCCCCGGATTCATCTACACAGACATTTCTCCGGACATCACGGAAACAGACATTGACATCGTCTCGGACCTCTGGACCATGGACGGGCGCGAGGTCTATCGCGGAGCGCGGGACCCTCGGTATACGCATGCGAATGTCTACTGGCTCTACGATGAGGACCTGCAGCGTGTCGGGTGCTCGGAGCATGCCCTGGACACTCCGGGAGAGATGCGCCTTCTCTGGTTTCACGAGTCCTCGTTTGGCACCTACTTTCAGGAGGACTGGACGACGGATGGAGACCTCTGGGCCCGGTTGCCCGCGAAGCCGTTTGAGCGATTCATCAACGAAGGCTGGACGACTCCCGAGAGCTTTCTGGAGCAGTGTCTGTACGGGCCGACGCGTCTGCTGACGCTCGAGATGGTCCTGAACCTCCCGACGGTCTATACCTGCACCATCTGTGGAAAACGCTCGCTGCGTCGGTCTCCGCACTGTACGAGCACCGAGAGCGTGCTAGACATCCCTGCATTGGAAAAGGTGTTGTTTGTTGATGAGGACATGGTCCTCTATGTTCCGCCCCCCGATTCAGCTGTCTTTACACGGCTGCAGCGACCTGGCGACGGCGGTTTGCAGCGGGCTTCGCAGCGGCCGGTGCAGGAGCAGGCTCAGGAGCAGGTGCCTCCTCAACCGGAGCAGACTCCTCCTCCTCAACAGCCGTCGTCGCCGGAGCATTCGTCTCCTCCTCAATCTCGTCCGCGAACACCTGAGCCGCCGTCAGACGCTGGGGAGGAGCAACGCGAGCGTGCGTGATGCGCCAGGTGACACCGAAGCCCTGCCCGGAGACGTAGACGCTGGGCGTGACGACAACCGAGGCCTCGACGCGCTTGGGGAAGATGGCCGAGATGTTCTCGAGGTCGACCACAATCGGCTTGCCGGTGCTGTCGGCGACGTCCATGCTGACCTGGCCATCGTAGACCGGGACCTTCATGCGGAAGCTAGGCGGGTACTTGCCGCTGGGAACCCACTCGCCATTCACCTTCTCCACGCTGGGACTGATGAACTGCTTCATGAGGTCCTGGAGAACCGCACGGTCGCGCGAGCGTCCGAACCACTTGGCGCTGTTGGTCGTGGCGGTGTCGAGGAGCTTGGTCTGCATGTCGAGGAGGAAGTTGTAGAGAGACCCGAACTCACCAGCCTCGGCACCCGCCTTCTCCTTCGCGAAGACGTCGCAGCCCTTGAGGGTGAGCGCCATCTGGTAGGTGTTCCCGTTCTCGGTCTCGCGGATGTTGATACCCATCGGGTACATCGACTTGGGGATGCGAATCTGGAGGCTCTGGCCGTTGTACTTAATCGGAACCGTCTTGCCGCCCGCCTTGTTCATGCGGATGTCGCCGAAGGAGACCTTGGAAGCATCAAGAGTAGAGACAGAGACGATTGCAGAGGTAGACATTCTGGAGGTATATGAGGTCCATTCTGCTGGCACCCCCGCATCCGTTTTCAGCGCAAGTTTCTGTATTGACAATAAGAGTATGCTGTGCGCCTCGGTGCGCCGAAAGGGGTCTGTGGAGCAATGTGGCTCACGGGCCCTCCTTGGACATACCCTCTGTGGAACCCACGCCCGCTCCAAAACGGTGCTGCTCTGGGTGAACGCGAATCAAGAGAAAGTGCATGCAGCCCATCGCATTCAAGCCCTCATTCGAGGGTGGCTCGTTCGCCATCGGCTCGCCCTGGCGGGACCGGGTGTGCTTCGACGTGCAGGGCTCTCGAATGACGAAGACTTGGAGACATGCGAATCGTCTGCCCGACAGGACCCGAGGGACTACTTTGCCTTCACGGAGAACGGGAAGACCTGGTGGTTTGACTTTGCGACGCTGTGGAAATGGTCCCTGATGTCTCTTGACCCGACGAATCCCTACACCAAAGTCCCGCTGTCGGTCGACACCAAGCAGCGGCTTCGCCGCATGTGGTCCGCGCGTCGCCGGAGTCGACGACCTGTTCCCCAGGAGCCTGCGGACTTTCAAGACCGCCTTCGGATGCGCTGGACGGTTCTCTGCCAGGTCTTTGCCGACAATGCCCTTGGGACCTTCAACCCGGAGCCCTTTCTTCGGCTGACAAAGAATGACTACATTGTGGTCCTCCGCATTCTTCGCGATGAGCTTCAGGCCAGTCTTCCAACGACGAGTCGGCTTGCCTTGTCCCTGATTCATCGGTGTCTGATTAGCGCGTGGACGATGCACCCGACCCAATTTGTCTTGCAGGGGTCGTACGTCTTGATGACCATGCTGCTCCATGCGACCAATGAACCCGCCCTCGCCTTTTGTGTGTTATCCGCCCTCTACCGTGTGTAAAACGGATTCGTTCGCGCCAAGGGCACCAGACTCCGCCCCAAATGAATATCTTCGTCCTGTCTCTCTGTCCGCAACTCGCGGCGCGCCTTCACTGCGACAAACACGTCGTGAAGATGATTCTCGAGACAGCGCAGTTGCTGTATACCGCCCACCACGTTGTGGGCACCAAGGACCTTCCCGAGGGAGCGTACAAGAAGACCCATGCGAACCACCCGTGTGCCATCTGGGTGCGGGAGAGTCGCGCCAATTATCGGTGGCTCACGGAATTGGGACTGTGGCTCTGCAAGGAGTACTCCTATCGCTATTGCGACAGGCTTCACAAGACCACGCGACACCTCGTGTGGCTCTTTGCCAACCCTCCCTCCCTTCCCGATGTCCCTCAGACCCCCTTTCGCCAAGCCATGCCCGACGACTGCAAGCATCCCGATGCCGTTCAAGCCTACCAGACCTACTATCTCAAGGTGAAGGTGCCGCGGGGTATCGTCCACTATACGCGTCGAGAGCGTCCGGAATTCCTTCTCGAGAACTGATTTACATGACCGCCACAGGTAAGGAGTATACCAACGCGTTAGAAATGTCTTCTTCTACTTCTGCAGTTAAGGCAAACAAGATGCCCGCCGACAAGAAGACCGCCCCCAAGACCGCCGCCGCCCCCGCCCCCGTTGCGGCTGCTGCCCCCAAGGCCGCCAAGAAGGCCGCCCCCAAGAAGGAGACCCCCGCCAAGTCCGAGGTCGTCGTCCCCACCGTTGCCACTGCGGCGCCCGTTGTCGCCCAGTCCTCTGAGGCGCTCCTCGCGACCCTCACCGAGCAGCTCAAGGCGCTCTCCACCGAGTTCACCGCCAAGGTGCGCGAGGCGGTCAAGTCCACCCAGGAGGCCGCCAAGGCCGCCAAGAAGGAGGCTCGCGACTCGAAGAAGAAGCGCAAGATTTCCCCGGACCAGATGACCCCTGAGCAGAAGGCGGCCTGGGAGGCTCGCCGCGCGAACAACGCCTTCCTCGTCCAGCGCCCGCTCTCCCCCGAGCTCTGCTCCTTCATGGGCATCTCCGCGGGCTCCAAGCGCTCCCAGACTGAGGTGACCAAGTTCGTCTCCGAGTACGTCAAGAGCCACTCCTGCTTTGACCCCAACTTCAAGCGCCGCATCATCCCCAACGCGGCCCTCTCCAAGCTCCTCCGCGTCGATGACAAGACCGAGGTCACCTACCTCAACCTCCAGAAGTACCTCAAGGTGCACTTCCACAAGGCGTAAGCAGGTTTGTCCCACATCCACAACACCCTCACCAAAAAAGACGAGAGGAACTCCTCTCTCTTTTTCACAGGTGATACTAATGGAGACGCGGTCCAAGACGTTGAGACTCTGCGACGAGGCTTGGACCAAGGGAATGCCTCTCAAGATAACATCCGATGGATTTCCGATTGTGATGAAGCCATCGCAGAACTGCGAGATTCGCGTGAAGGGGACGCGTGACATCGCCTACGTTGGTCTCCCGAAGACCAGGGAGGAAGTCCTGTCGTTTCTTACCACGATTCCTCGGTTGACGAGTGCGGACCTGGAGACGGCGCCGGACAGTGTCTATACCTGGTTGCTCTATTCGAAGGACGGAAGCGCTCCCCAGTTCGCAGCGTCTGAGACCGAGACGATGCTCGAGCTCGGAACCACGCATTATGCCATCGCAACGTCCGTCGGCGCGACCGGCGTTCACGGTGCAGGAGAAGTCTGGAAGCACGGAACTCAACTGACCTTCAACTTTCTGTCCGGGACCTTTATGCAGTCGTGGGTCCTCCCGAAGGAGTGCCCGCTGAAGACGATGGAAGTCTACATCAAACGGAAGCTCCAGACAGAGGTTCTCCCCGACCTCTTCCGCGGGAAGACACTGACGTTCTCGGAGGAGACGTTTGTCGCTCCACGGTTCATTCGGGAAGGGCTGACGACGGACAAACTCGAGACGTATGTTCGTCACGGGTTCACCGTGTGTATTCATGATGCAAGCGCAAAGGCTGAGTGTAAGAGGATCAAGGGCACCTGCGAAAAACCTGTCACGCTAGAGACAATGCGCGCTGGTGCTCCCCCAACCCCGCGTCGTCCGCAACGGCAAGGCTCCGAGGAGAATCTCTCGCAGTTTGCGGAAGCCAAGCGTATGCTCCAGTTTGGAGAGGTCGCGCGTCCACAAGCCACGGCCCCTGCAGTGGTCCCGACAAGCCGACTTGAAGGAATGGGCGGTCGCAAGAAGACCAAGACGGGGAAGAAGTCTCGCCGCAAGACTCGTCGTCGCCATCGCGGAGGAAATGACCTCGACCCCAATCACGTCGGAGTTCGCATGGCCGAGAGTCTCCTGGGAGCCCCTCCGACCCTCCAGATGTTTGAACGGCTGAAAGCTGAGTTGAGGTTGACGGACACCCAAGTCGACACAATGATACGAGCCTACAACGAGGCCGCGGAGGACGGGGTGTATCCGGAGGAGGACGAGTTTCGCAAGTATCTCATCCACCGTTTCAAGCTCAAGGCAACGTCGTAATCCATTCAAAGCACGGTAATCTTCTCATGCGGCAGTTCCTGAAAGAGCATCGTGCTGAAGAAGCGCGAGAACCGATTGTCTAACACCAGAGCCCGCTGCTTGTCGTTCTCAAGTAGCGTTCGACGAAGTCGTTTCAAGAGCACGTTCGGGTCGGCCTGTGTCGTCCGAACTTGAATCTTGCAGACATCTGTCCCATCGTCCTTGACCCACCCACAGAGGAGGGAATCCTCGCACGCCTTCCCCTTCAGCTGCCCACAGGGTGTCCGGACCTTGCTGATGAACTCGTAGGCTTTCGTTTCAATGGTCTCATCCACGCGAGCCTTGTACCACGCGGCGAGCTCTTTCTCCAGGCACGCTGCCTTTCGATTGACAATTGCATCTCGCAAGCCACAGCACTCAACATCCGTACACTCCCCGCTCCGGTCCACTGCAATGTCATTCGCGAGCGAGAAGAGAAGGAACTCATAGAGTTCGGAGCTGTAGTCAATCGCGGCCTTGAGGGCAGGACCTTCGGAGTCCGGCTCTCCCGAGAGGAGCATGGCCTCGCCACTCGGAGCGGTTCGGACCGTCTGCAGAACTTCAGTGGCAGGGCCCGGAGAGGACTCTGTGGAGCGAACTGGAATCCGAAACCCCGTGACGGTCTCTACTTCGACAACCTGCCCATCGGAGTTGCGGCGGTCCTTGGACGGCTCGTGGCGGAACAGATGGGCTCCCTTTTTGAGCGCGTTGAGTGCGTCTCTCTCCGCCTCATAGGTCGGAAGGTCTGCCTCGAGGACTTCATGCAGGGCCCGCGTCGTTGCGGGTTTGGCCTCCGTTGCAATGCCTTGGCTTGTCGGAACAAACGGAATCCAAACAACCCCAGGGGCGAGGAATCCCTGGAGACGGCCCAGAGGGTCGGTGATTCCGATGAAGTCTGCCACCCCGAGCTCTTGAAGGGCCTCCCATGCAGTTTGTTGGGTGGGGAGGTCTCCTCTGCAGGCAGCCTCGTGGGCGGTCCGAAGCCCTAGCGTCATCTCTGCGAGAGGTGACTGCCAGACATCCACTGTATAGACCGTCTCTCGCTTTTGGGACTCTCCCTTCCCCTTTCGCTTTCGGCGCATGGTTCCCAGAAGCTCAGGCGCCCCTCCCGACCGCAGCAAGACAACGAGTGTTTTGCTCCGCGCTGCGATATCCAGGGGCCGGAACCCGCAGAGGACCTTCCCACGGTCCACCGAGACCAGAATCACGCTGTAGCTGAAGACGAAGGACAGATATTCCAACTCATCGATGGGGTCCAGGGTCTTTTCCGTCCACCTGCGCTCCGCTTCGGCCACGGGGTCTGCAGCTCGAAGTGTGCTAAAGAAGGAGCACTGGCGAAGACTGTCCTGGTTCCGTGCAGGGGACTTGATGGGGGTGGGTCCCAGGAACTCCGGGAGTGTGTCTCGCGGGCGACCGAGTCCAATCCGAAACACGTCCTCGGCTCCAAACTCAAGCCGCTTGTTCACAATCGTCGTGTCGTAGGAGGTCTTGACCCCCAGACGACTTGCGAGGTCCGCGGAGAGGCGCGCAACTCGCTTGGGCGGGACATCGTAGAGGTCCTCTGTCAGGACGTAGGTGACATCCGACCGCTGATTGAGGGTGACAGGTTCCTTCGCCGGCGTCGGATAGCAACAGGGAACGCCCTCTCGTTTCTTCAGGAACCGCGGATACGGGGACAGGACCCCCTTGGAGGTCTCCCGCTTGATGACGGGGAACTCGCGTGTGCTCACCTTGTCGTTGGGACGAACCTTGCCGTTGCAGACCGGGCAATGAAGCGCGCCATCGGGACCCTCCACGAGTTGGTCGGCACGGAGCGGAATGAGGTCGGTCATGCACCAATACGGTGGACAGATGGCCGTCCCGCCGGGGATATCGACCTGCTCGTCCTCGGGGGCCTCCTCGTAGGTATAGGCCTCACCTTTCTCCGCGCGAATCGTCTCCTTCGCCTCGGGTGTCAGAACGACGACCTGATTGTTCTTCTCACATTCCTTGGAGTACGGAGGACCGAACAGCTCGGCGTTGAACTTCTTCAGCTCTGCATTGAAGTAGTTCTGGGTATTCGTCTGCTCCTTGGCAACCTTGACGACGCGACTCTTCTTTGCGGGAGCAACGGTAGGAGGAGGCGGAGGCGGTGCAGCTGAGGCAGAGACGGTCAACGCCGAGATATCAAACCCATCATCGTCATCGTCGTCCTCCTCCTCTGCAGGCTTCATCTGGGGAACCGCGGCCACTGCCGAGACAGCTTCCTGGCGACGAGGGCACACCGCATTCACTGCAGGCGCGTCGGAGGTCAGAACATACCGGAGGATGTCGGCGTAGAGAAGGACACGCTCAGGCGTTGTCGCGAAGTCAATCTCGACCTCCTTTCGGCTAAACCGAAGCACGGGGAAGTCTTGCAAGGCTCGGTCGCAGTTGACCTCCCCCGAGAGAATCGGCGCGAGAAGGGCGGTCGCTTCCTCAGTCGAGGTTCCGAGGGCATTTGCAAGAAACTCGGGGGTGGGCGTTGCATCCTCTTGGGCGAGAACCTGACAGGCATCCAGAAGGCGACGCGGGACAGTGCCTTGGTCGACACGAAGCAAGCGGAAGGACCCGCCCTCTTCTCCAAAGATGGAGCGGAGGCAGGGAAACCGAAGCATATCAAAGTCCGTCTCTTCCTTGGCGTACGTGGCGAGGAGGGACATGTCTGTGAGCGTCCAGCGGTCGCGGGAGAGGTCCCGGGGGTCCAGAAACGGGACAATTGCATCGAGCGAGAGGAGCCACTCCTCGGCTTCTGCCTGCATCTCCTCCAGGGTCTTGGTGGAGGTCTTGTCCTTGCGAATGTCAATCGTGATGTCGATGGAGGTCATCGCAATCCGCTGAAAGCTAGACCGGCTCGACCCGCGGTACAGAAGAAGCGTCGGGCGGCGACGGTTGGGTTTCGTAGACTCGTACCACGCTTTGACGAGACTGGGGTCCAAGACCGGGCTCTTCGTCTTCGGGTCCTCGACATAGAACTTGCTCCGAAGGGCCGTCTCTCCGGTCATTGAATACGCGATGAAGGGAGTGGTCTCGGAGACGGTGAGTCCGTAGAAGATTTGCTCAAAGGTGGACCGAGGGTGGGCCAAGCGGGTTGCATTGAGCGGAATGTACCACTTCGCCTTGGTCAGGACGGCTGAGGTATGCCGCTTCACGGGAAGCGCAAGGAGGGCCCCAAGGTCTGCTTGGGCCTTGAGAATCGCGGGTTTGCTCGCATCGAGGTTGACGGGGGTTGTCTTGAGGTCCAGACGAGGGAAGTAGGCGCGCAAGACAGCGTCCGATGGTGCAGCGGGAGCGGGTGTGACGCGAAGTTCGGAGACCGGGAAGGGGTGGAGGGTCTCAAGCAGACTCTGGAGGGACAGCAGGGGAATTGCGTTCGCAGGGAGCTGCACATCCTTGGGCGGGAGGGGAAGAATCGTCTGCGTCTTGGCCCCGAGAATGTGCCATTCCTGACCTCCATCCCGAACCGGAGCCTTCGGGGAGACAGCCTCCCAGTCCTCTTGGGTATACGCGCGGGCAGGGAAGTCCGCAACCCCAGGACGGACATCCGTCAGATAGGTGCGAAGGTCGTCTTCCGCAATCGTTCGGCCATCGCGTGACAGACGGAAAAAGAGCGCGGTCCACTCCTTGGGTGTAGCATAGTAGCCTTCGGGGAGGGTCACGCGAATCTGGACGAAGAGGCGGTCTGGATGCGAGCCTTGGTTGATGGCGATGAGCTCGCGGACCCGCTCAATTGTGTCATCGTCGTAGAACGACACCTCGGTGAGGGTCCCCTCGATGGGAAGGGTCTTCATTACCCTTTACAGGGGAGAATCCGTGATGGTCATGCCGCAGTACGGGGTCGGGCGCTGGCTGTAGTTGACGGGCGAATAGAGTCCAAGTTGGGTGGCGTCTCCGAGGATGCGACGGAAGTTGCTCCAGAACTCCTGCGTGTGTCCGATGGTCTCTGTCATGAGGTGGGCCATCTCGTGGAGGACGACGAACATGATGGTGTTCCCGTCGATGAGCGGATACTCGGGCGCCTTGGTCTTGTCGCGAAGACAGACGACAATCTTCTGCCCCTTGTTCTCGCTGTACGAGGTGTCCTTGGACGACATGTCGTTCTCGATGAAGACGTCGGTGTTGAACCGCTCGAGGAAGCGACGCACTGGTGGGTCGGCTGCAAGGGCCTGGTCGCTTTTGTAATGGGTGAAGAGCTTGACGAGGCGCGCCTTGACATCAGCCATCAGAGCGACAGCCTTCTCTTTGTTGGGGAGGTTCTGCATCTCGTAGGACTGACCATCCGGTCCTGTCATACGAATCGTGTTGCGCGGTCCCTGGAGGGCGTAGAGGGCCAGGGCGCCAATGCCGACAGCGGCAACGGGAAGCATATTATAGAGAGGGACGAAGAGAAAGAGTATGGACACTCGCACCTGTCTCCGGGCTCACAAAGAGGGAGCGTGGTATGCGATGTGGCAGCACGAGGACGGGAAGCCGAATCATTATCGGATGTACTGCTTTGCGTGCGATACAGAGCGAACCTTCTGGATACGACCGAGGACCGTCACGTCAGCGCAGTCCCCTGAGCCTGTGGTCAAGCTTACGCCGCAAGACCATCCTGGGCGTGGGTCGCCTTGAACGGGTCGGGGTCGATGGTGGTCTGGAGGAAGGGGCCGACCTTCGCCTGGGGGTTCGGGGTCTCCGTGCGGACATCGTAGGAGGGGTTGCGGTTGGTCTGCGCAATGCCGACGATGTTGATGTTGGAGTGGTAGCCGGCCTGGAGGAAGTTCTGGCCCTTGAGGTCCTCGGCGCCGACGGGGTTCACGGCCGCGAAGGATGCACCGAGCTCGCCCTTGGGGAGGAGCTCAGAGGAGGAGAGGCTGGTGGCGGAGTACGTCTGCTGCGACGCAGGGGTGCGGCCCTGCATGCCCTGGACGTTCGCGGCATTGCCGGCGACCGCGTGGGGGCTGCCCATGGAGGGGCCCTGCTCCGAGAGGGGGCCCGGGGTCCCGAGACCACCAAGCTCCTCGGCCTTGTCCAGGACTGCCCCCTTGGCACCCGAATAGGAGGTAAAAAGAACGTAGAGGGCAACAACCCCAGCGAGCACGAACCCAAGGCGGACCATCTTCGTCTGCGAAAGCTTCATGTTTATATGAACTGATAGACAAATTTCGGATGAAGAAAGTCTTTGACGCGCTTCTCGCGGACGCGGCAGAGCACCTTCAACGTCCAGAGATTCAGAATGCAATCCTGCGACCCCTCCTCGTCTCTATTTTCAATGTTCTGTATCCGTATCTCCTAGGCGCCATGCTTCTCTGGGGCATCATGTTCATTTGTGTGGCGCTGATTCTTCTCATTCTTGTCCGCGGCACCCTGCTGGTCGGGATACAGAAGAGTTAGGAGCTCGCCACGAGAGAGGGACCAGAAGCCCGAGAAGTTCCGCTCCTTGGCTTCCTGACGAAGCTGACGAATCGTCTTCTTCTGCAGTTGAAGCGCGAGGGGGAGCTCCGGGAGTGAGAGGAGGCGAACGAGTTCATCCTTGGGAAGAATGTAGTAGAGTTTGATGCGGCGCCCCTTGGCGACCCGCTTGAGTTCGAGGAGGGACATCGCTGAATAGTCCATGGTACTGTCCTCCTCCCAGACCACGGACGCATCCGTTTTTCTCCGGTCTAGGAACAATGAAGAAAACCGTCGTTGTCTTCGCCATGTTTCTCGCGGCCCTTCTTGCAGGACTTTTCGTTCGCTATACCTCCAAGACATCCCCTGTGAAGCGGGGAGACGACTCGGACAGTGACTCGGAGGACGGCAAGGAGCGCTTCTTCCAGCGTGAGATTGGGATGCCCCTCGACATGGAGACCGTGAAGGGCCCTGTGGGTGTCGCGGGCTACAGTGGGACGCCTCCCCTGCTGGGGTCAGAGCCCAAGCCGGTCCCCGAGCGTCCCTATGACATGGCGAACGACCAGGAGCTCTTCCAGTTTGAGGGCAACCGCATGAGTGCAGACTGCTGCCCCAGCCCCTTCTCTGGCGACCGCGGGTGCGTCTGCCTCACGGACAAGCAGCTCTCGGCCTTCGCCAGCCGCGGCGGGAATCGGAGCAGCAAAGACTAAAACGGAACCGGCCTCCCCAAGACGAACGCTCTCATCCCAAAATGATTGTCCCTGAACTCTCTGCCTCCAAGGTCGCCGGCTTTATCGGTCTCCACAAGTACCAGAATGCCAATGAGCTCCAGTATGAACTTCTTCTCAAGGACAAGGACACGTGCGCGCGCATCCTTGGTCTCGAACAGCAATACGGCCGGCGTGCCTTCACGGCTCTCGCGAAGGACGTCCTCAAGGGGTCGGCCATCTCCGACCTTATCAGCACCGGGATTCGCGATGCCCGGCACACCTCCAATGTCAGCGGGGTTCTCAAGGCCGTCCAGGACCGGGCCGGAGTTATCCTGGACCTGGTGCATGACACGTTCGACCCTGAGGTAAAGGCGCGTCTCGTCGACGAGGTCCGTGGACAGGTCTCCAAGCGCCGCGGCCTCGCCAATGAGGACGCCATTCTGAATACCTACGAGGCTGCGCGTGAGGTCAAGGTCACGGAGCGCAATACCAAGACCCTCAAGAAGCCCATGGGGTCTTGGACTCTCGTGGGGCGCTGCGATGGCTATGTCGCCTCGGAGAACCGCATCGTCGACTCCAAGGACCGCACCCGCCACTGGCCCCAGGTGCCGCTCTACGACGAGATTCAGCTCCGCTGTTACATGACCATGTATGACGCCGCGGAGTCGGAGCTGATTGAGCGCTTCCCCGATGGACAGACTCGCCACACGAAGTATCTGAATGACCCCGCGAAGTGGGCAACCCTTCAGACGGCCGTTGAGGCCGGAGTGGCGACGTTGAATGCGATTGCTGCAGATGACGAGGAGCTGAAACGAGTGGTCTTCGCAAACACGGTCTGTGTAGACAATGGAGGTCACACTGACGAACGGCGTTCCGCTCGCCTGGCAGGGACGGCGACCCTTACGGGACTCTGAGACCCGCATGCTCTACACTGGATTTAGCCGCTATGACGTGGAGCGCAAGGTCTTGTCCACGATTTCTGTGACCCCGGAGGGGAAACTTCTGTATACCGAACGGCCGCATGAGGGGCGTGCCTTTTCGCGTGTGTATGCTGCCGAGCATGTCCGCATCGTCGTCTACTCGGACAGCCCGAAGGTGTGGGCGGAAGAGCTCTCTCCTTACGAGACACACTTCTTCCAGCAGGTCGGCACCTGAACCCGAAAGGGCAGCTTGGACGCCAGCACCGCCGCCTGCATCGCGATGGGGACCACGCTGTCGATGGTATGGAGAATGCGCTCCTTCTCTTCAGCGGACTTGTCCGTGTCCTTCAGGGCAAACCGAAGGGTCTTCTGGAGAAGCTCCAGGCGCTCCTTCCCCCGAAGGTGGGTGAGGCCCGAGAGCTCACGCCCGAGCTCCAGGCAGGTCGGAATAAGGTTGTCCCAGTCAATCCGTCCCTTGATGGTCCGGTAGAGGGCGTCCACCTGGGCGTCCAGCTGCGCATCCGTCTCGTGAAGGGGATTGGTTTGCATCGCGGTTTGTTTCCTCACTCCAAAAGATCCTTCCCAAACAAATGAACGTGACCGACATTGTTGGAACGGCTGTTGCAACGCTCATCGTTCTGGTTCTGGCGCACCTCGCCGTCTACTGGGTTGTTAAGACTCTGTATCCTCCCGTCCCCCAGGCTCAGGTGCAGGTCCAGCCCGAACCCCTCGCAGAGCCTCGTCCCACTGTCACTTTCGCAGAGCCGCCTCCTCCTCCCCAAGATGTCCAGCGCGTGGTCCTACCGACGTATGAAACGGCTGCTGCCGCGGAGCCCCCTCGTGAAGGCGGGGAGCGTCGAGGCCCGCCACCTGCTGAAAGTACCTCAATTCGTGGGGACTCCCGGGTGGCTCCTGCTCAGTCATAATGAGTCCGGAGACCCAATTGCGATGTTCGCGGACAAGCAAGAGCGAATTGAGATTGTCTACCTCGTGATGGACGAGCGTGTCTTCTCGGACACCATTCTTCGCGTAGTCAAGCTGGGACCCTGGCGCTATGTGGCGTATGACCTTCCGGTCTTCAATGGCACCTCGTTGCTGGAGACACGGTCGTATCGCCAGCGGCAGGAGACACTTGCAGAGGTCTTGGAGGCCTTTCACTTTCCCGACCTCATCTCGTTGGAGACGCCCGCCCAGATTCCCCTCGGAGACACACCAGTTCGCGGCTATGAGCACTACGATGAGACTCCTGGAAGCGGAGGCGTATTTTGTCCTGTCAATGAATAAATGGCCGGAACCTGTGGAAGCATGCTCGGCGGCCGTCGTCGGTCCAAGAAGGCGATGAAGGGGGGTGAGGGGTCCTGCGGCATGCCCGGCGGTCGTCGCCGTCGTCGCCGCACGATGCGCGGTGGAATGGGCTACGGCTTTCAGGGCGCGCTCGATGGCGGGACGAGCGGCCCTGCGTGGGGGTCGTCCTGGGGCGGTGAGATTACCAAGAGCGGAGAGCCTATCTACGATACGGCCCAGCGCCCGCCGGTGACGGGTGGTCGTCGTCGCAAGTCCAAGAAGAGCAAGAAGGGCGGCAAGCGTCGTCGCACGATGCGCGGCGGGGCGACCTGGCAGTCGATTGCGCCGGTGGGCTACGGCTTTACGGGGGAGGGCTCGCGGGGACTGGCTGACGCAACTGGATACGCGTCCAAGGTGCCGCCCTCGTCTGGGGGAGCCAGCCAGAACCCGGACGGCGCATACCATGTCTAACCACGGCATCGGCATAGACATACGGAAGGTACTCGGGGTCATTCGTCACAATCTGCGGTCCACCTGTCGCCATCGTCGTCAGATACATGTGCTGCATCGAAAAGCGAAGCTCAGAGTACTCCAGCCATTCCATCCAAACGCGATAGGTTGAAATCGCCGCTGTGAGTAGCGACATACTGTCCCACGAATTCAAGCACAAAAATGTAAGACTAATCAACGGGCTGAGAATCATCTCGTTGATTCGTAACATTGTGTCTCCCATTGACCGGGGAGCGCAAACCTTTTTCAGTTGGAGATAGCGTTCTGCGACCTTAAAGGGGTCCATTCGCCTTAATTAGAAGTCCCTCGCCAGGAAATTCCTTCTCCTCAAACGAACCGAACTCAATGTAGACGAGATTGGTCTGGTCGGTGATTCGGATGAGGTGCTCCACCAGTGCAACCGTGATTCGATTGCCCGGAACCAGGAACCGAGCGAAGGTCTGCGTCAGGTCGATTTCCGTGTTCTTGTCTCCGACCCAAATCCACGGGCACTTCGCCGAGAGCAGATGCGGGGAGGAGTCCCAGGAGGTCGGGATGAGCTCGCCGCCGTAGCGGACAACGCACTTGCGGTTGTGTCCGAGACCCCACTCCTCAACGTAGATGGCTCCCTCGGGAACCTCGCTGAAGTACTCATCGAACTCCTCCTGGTGATTGATGAAGTAGCGGCGAGTCGGGCGAGGCTCAGGCGTCCAGAAGTACCAGTCCCAGAAGGTGTCCCACAGTCCGTGGGCTGCATCCCACGCCATCGTGGCATACCGAAGCGACTCAAATGCAATCAGACGGAGGACAGTGTTCATTCTTGCGGGTTTACTGCATTGGAGTCAGCCGGAAGGTCATCCGTTTTCGCGTCCTTGACCAAAAATGTCTCGTACAGAAGTCCATTCAGGACCTTCTCGTCAAAGCCCGTCCCGATGGAGATGGCCGTCGCGAGGACTGAAATGATGAAGGGCGAGGCCACGAGGAACCAAGAGACAACCGACAGCTCAACCCCGCAGAACATGTCGAGGACAAAGACGGCTGCAACTCCGAGGATGGCCTTCACGACGGCCGTCGCGAAGAGACCGAGTGCCGTATCCAACCCAAGCTGAAGGGCGAGGAAGATGGCGAAGAGAAGCGCTGGGGGACAAAGGCTTTCAATGACCTGCATTTGTATACTCAAGAGAGAAATGGAACTTGTCATGGAGCTTGCAGGGGTGGACCGGACGACGGCCGAGCGCGCCTTGGCCGACCATGGGACCGTGGAAGATGCCATTGCTGCACTTCTCGTCAAGCCGACGGTGTCGGGGGACCGCTATCTTCCCTCGCCGCCAACGATTGACCGCGGACTGACTCCCGAGCAGGAGGAGCGGTGTCGCAAGGGACGGTGGCTCCAAGACCAGGTTAACGCTGTATTCTCAGTCGCCCATTCACAAACCCGAAGCCCACTGGGCGAGTCGGCTCCTTCGGAAGTGCAGGCATCACCTCCCGACGCTGCGTCTCCTGCTTTGCCGGCTGCACCGCCCGCATCGCCGCAGGGTGCTCCCGAGAGAATGACTCTACCAACCCTGCAATCCGAGACGCTTCAGTGAAGAGGTCCATCGACTCAATGTGAGCCTTGGAAATCTCCGACCACTTGGCATACATCTCCTCGTCGTCCAGAAGCCCAATCGCAACCATCCATTCCTCGGGTGTATCGCGGTCACACTGGAAGGCGGCGTCTCCAATCCAGGACTGCATCCCCTCCATGGACCCTCCGGGATAGGGCGAGGTCTTCGCAGGCTTCGAATAGAGAACCGGGATGCCATTCACCATCGCCTCCACGGCAACACGTCCGAAGCTCTCGTAGTAACTGGGCACAAGAAGGATGCGCGTCCTCCGGAGAATCGTCCGGATGTCATCGCTGAAGAGCACCCACTCAATGTTCCCGCCCAGGGGAAGGGGCGTGGTCATATTTCCATAGTACGGGCGAACGCCCAGGAACTTGCGGTCCGGCATCCGGCGCGCAAGCTCAAGAAACTGATGGACGCCCTTGTTCTCGTTGGCATTGATGAGCGTAATGCAGTCTCCCTGGAAGGGCTCCGGGATGACAATCTGGTCGCGATGGAGGATGGGACGAATGGTCTCCGTGCGCGCAATCTGCGACGGCCACGGGCTGATGTTCCGGCGGTAGTTGGTCTCCATGATGCGGTTGATGAAGCAGAGCATCTCCGACCATCCGCGCCCTCCGTTGCCCGTAATCATCGTGTAATTGCCGTCATAGTGGCACGTCGCGACGATGGGGCGATTGTACCAGCGGGCGTTGAGCTTCCGAACGTCCGGGAGAACGGGTGCGTGGGGGCAAATCCAGATGTCCGAGGTCTCCAGAAAGGACGTGCCTGCGCTGAAGTGCATGTACCGGAAGCTGCGATAGGTTCCGCCATTGACCCCCGTGGCCGGAACCTTGAAGGTCAGAAAGACCACCTGATGGCCTCGGCGCTGGAGCTCTGTGCCCAAATCGATGTCGTGCAGAAACGCACCACAGAGGTCGGGCATTTTATTGGCGAAGAAAAGCACTTTCATTATGTGTTCATGGGAGTTCGTTCTGGCTCGGAAGGCGCATCTACACGGGGTCTTCGTCCACAACCACCGCGACAGGGAGGGGTCCGGTGTACACAGGGGCAGTCGGAAGCTTCTCGAGGGGTGGCTGTCGACCACACACGCGACTCGTATACCAGTAGAGTCCGTAGGGCGCCCAGAAGCAGGTCATGAAGATAATCCCCAGATTCTTCTCCGAGGTCGGAAGGAGCATGCCTCCTGCGAGAAGCAAGACCATTCCGGTCAGCATCGACATGCCCTCCATTAGGCTTCCTCGACACGCTGCGTCTGAACCAGTCGCGTCGGAGCCCCACCGCGCGTCCAGGCCTCAATCCAATTGTGGGGGTTGGAGTACTCGGACGACTTCAGGCTGATGAGGGGCTGGTAGAAGTTCGGGATGGCCTTGTCCATGATGGTCGACGCCTCCTTGCGATTGCGGGGAGGCTCGCTGAAGATGAGGCCGGTCTCATCCTCCACGACACCCGGGTCGCCGCCGCCCAGATTGGGCGTGGTCGCAAAGGGACGCGCCCAGAGCTGCTTGGGCCCCTTCTGCCGCCAGGCTCCCGGAGTGCCCCAGCGAAGGTCGGTGTTCTCATCAATTTTGCAACCACCCGCATTCCCGAATCCACCCCGGGCAATCATTCCGGGCTGGTCCGCCATCGCGGCGGCAGGGTTGAGGGTCGCTGAGCACCCCGCATCCGTGGAGTTCGTCTGACGGGTAAGCGCGGACTGGTTGCCGAAGTCCTTGCTCGCCGCATCGTATTCGTCCGACCGAATCCGGGTCGGAGCAAAGAAGTAGTCCAGGACGTTGGTCGTCATCTTGTCCTTCTGCGCGAAAGTTTCGGGGAAAACGGACGTTTCGAGGAGTTCAAGAGACGACGGTACTGACATGGAGCTCATTCTGCAACCGTGTGATTGGGTGGAGTATGACCACAAGGGCGCCTATCGCGTGGATGTCTTCGGGCGCTCCTCTGCCGGGAGGGTCGTGTGCCTCCAAGTGACGGGCTTCAAGCCCTACTTCTACGTGGGCGGGGAGACGCAGCCTCCGACCGCTCCCGTCTACCAGAAGGCGAACAAGACGCTCACCTACAAGGGAGGCCCAAAGATGGGACAGGAGGACTACGGCTTCCTCGTCTACCCCAACCTCATCGCCGAGAACAAGCCTCCGACCTTCGTCCGGAACACCAAGTTTGACGTCTTCGCGGGGTTCTCCGAGCTGACACAGACACAGGTCTGGCGAGCCACCTGCCCGAGTCTCGCGACCTTCCAAGCTGCAAAGTCCGTCTGGTCCAACCGTCAGCTCTACGAGTCGAACCTGCCTCCGTTCCTCCGTCTCTTCCACGAGCGGCATCTGGGTCCCGCCTCTCCGCTTCGGTGCGAGGCCGCAACCCTTCTGGACGAGGGCCCGACAACCCGCGACGGAGACCCGGTGTACGCAGTGGACGAGGTCTGGACGGTCGACTACCGCGATATCGTCCCGCACGAGACCACCATTCCCCTTCTCGTCGGGTGCTATGACTTGGAGATGTACTCGGAGTCCGGCAAGTTCCCCCAGGCCGAGCGTGGAGACCCTATCATCCAGATTGGCATCTCCTATCGCTGGTCCACGAATCTCCTGAAGCCCTCGCGCCGCGTGGTCTTCGTGCTCGGGTCCGTCGATGCGCCCGAGGAGGACGACGTGGAGTACATCTCGTGTGCAACCGAGCGGGAGCTCCTCCAGGAGTTTGTCGACGAGGTCACCGACGTCAATCCGGATGTCCTCTGCGGCTACAACACCTTCGGCTTTGATGATGCCTATCTGGAGGCGCGTGCGGCGAGACTGAACGTGCCGTTTGACCTCTCTCGCAAGGTCGCGGACTTTGGACAGAAGGCCTTTGAGACCAAGAAGTTCGAGCTGGCGTCGGGCAAGTATGACCTCCGGTTCATGACGCTGCGCGGGCGGTTGGGACTGGACCTGCTCCTGAACATGCGCCGTGAGCACAGCCTGGACAGCTTCAAGCTGGACAACGTCGCCTCGGTGTTCCTGCGCGACAAGGTCCTGGGCGTAGAGGGCCCCGTCATTCGGACGAAGAGCACCCGTGGACTTCACGTGGGAAACTACGTCCGGTTTGACGTGGTCGGGAACACGACGGACCCCTATCGGGAAGGCGAGAAGTATGTGGTCATGGAGGTGTCTCCCAAGTCCTTCCGGCTGGAGGCTCCCGGTGACCTCTTCACGGACCTGACGGAGAAGGAGCGGACGTCGCTGGAGTGGACGTTCTCGAAGGATGACGTGGAGCCCCACGACCTCTTCCGGATGCACAAGGGAACGCCGGCCGACCGTGCGACCATCGCCAAGTACTGTTTGCAGGATTGCGACCTCGTCCTCACGCTGATGGCGAAGCTCGACACGCTGGTCAACGCCCGCGGAATGGCCGATGTGTGCAAGGTGCCGATGGACTATGTGCTCCGCCGTGGACAGGGCATCAAAATCTTCAGCGCGGTTCTGTACTACGCCTCGCAGCGCGACCAGATTCTCCGGGTCCAGGAGAACCTGGAGGGAGACACGGGCTACGAGGGCGCCATCGTCCTGCCGCCCAAGATTGGCATGTACCTCGACCAACCGGTCTCGGTGCTGGATTTCAACAGTCTCTATCCGTCGAACATGATTGCCTACAACCTCAGTCCTGACACACTGGTGTCCATGCGGGTCTACAACGAGGAGGGACAGCTCATCGGGTCCGAGGGCTACGCGAAGAAGGACTTCGCCCGTCTGGAGGAGGCGGGCTACATCTTGGATGAGATTGAGTACGACACGTCCGCTGGCAAGACGGTCTGCACCTACATCCAGACCAACAGTCGCGAGCCGATGACCGAGGGCATCCTCCCCAAGACCCTCGACATCCTGCTGAAGAAGCGAAAGGAGTTCAAAACGAAGATGGAGGATGAAACATATGATGAAGCTCAGCGCTCTGTCTTCAATGGTCTCCAGCTGGCGTACAAGGTGGTCGCGAACTCCGTCTACGGTCAAACCGGCTCCCGAACCAGTCCCATCCGAAAGCTCTGCGTCGCCGCCTGCACCACAGCCGCCGGACGAAAGGCCCTCTTCACGGCCAAGCGAATTGCGGAGACGGAGTACGGAGCCGAGGTCGTCTACGGGGATACAGATTCCATCTTCATCAAGTTCCCCACCCAGGACCTTGCAGAGTCAATCCGTCTTGGCA